GTGATTCTGGCAAAATCTGTCTATCTGCAAAACTTGATTCAAAACTATCTATAACATCTTGTGCCGTTGTTATTTTTGCCATAACTCACCTCATATTTTATTAAATTTCAATAATTCTATGACCACAATACTCTTCACAAAAAGCATTTTTATTGTAATCATTGAATTTAAGAGATTTAATAGTATGTAACAGATAGAATTTCTCAGCACGTGTTACTACTTTCTTTTTGATATTATCCTCAAAAGATTTTTGTGTTTTTAATCCATAAATTCTTTTGATTTCATCCTGTGTTAAAAATTCCTGCTTATTGCCTTCTACGTCAAAGCTTAATTCGTTTCGTGTATAATCATCTTCAATATACCAAGTAGCATGACTTCCAACACCATCTACGCCAGTGATAAGGGTATTGCCGTTTTGTCCCTGAGCAATAATTTCTTCACGAGAAAGCAGGACTGTTCCCAATGCAGGAATAGTAATATCGCCAATACTTGTTTTTCTAGTAGAACCAGTAGTCCACGGTGCAATACTTCGCACAGTTACTTTTTTATCTAATCTGATTTCTTCGTTTTTTTCTTCAGCCATTTTTGCCTCCATAACAACTAATTTATTTTTTACAACTATTTGTTTTTGATTGTATTCCATAATTTTACAAGAGAATCTAAACGTTCTGATTTATAGAAAGTCCAATATTTTACATGCGTTTTTTGGTTTTCACCAACTGCAATATATTCTTCTTTCATAGAACGTAAAAATAAACTCATCCTTTTAGAATAACAATAGAAAATACAATTCATAATAATCACCATTTAACTAAAACAGGGGATAGAGCATTCTATCCCCCAATAAAAAAGAACCCTAATTACTCAGAAAGGGAATCCAAATTTGTATCATGTAACATTCCCACGCGATATTCTCCCCCTGATGCTACAAGTGCGCCCACTTCCAAATCATATCTGGTTAAAAGCTGACCAGTAGTAACATCATTGCCACTAAAGGAAGTTAAACCACCACGAGTAATAGAATAGATAGGAGATTGACCGCCAGTAGGGATTACATAACCAAGTCCTGCTGGAAGCATTGTATCAAAGTTATCTCCATCTTTATTAAGATGATATAAATCATAAGGGTTTGGAATTTCAGAGAGAGTACTTCCATTGTATACACCCATAAGTCCTGTATTATGGATTTCATTCATAACAGCTTCGGAAATTCCATTTACAGTAGGTGTTACACCGTTATATCCAGCAAATCCATTAAATTGAGAAATGAGTGCATAATCACCAGAAATGGTAGGCTTGCCAAAACGTCTAACTTTGCTGATTACATCATCAACCCCAGTCTTTGTCATGCCAGCACCTTCAAAGAAGTATTTTACACCCTTTGCATTCTTGATTGCATTGTAAATTGTTTCTACAACATATTTTGCAGCTTTATTTCTAATCTGAATACGAACCTGATCTTGTAGCTCGTTTTCATCACTCATATCGCCAAGAGCTGCCTTTCTATAATTTACAGCATAACCACCAGAAATAGTGGTTGTAGCAATAGGAACACGTTTCTTACGTAGCAAAGGGAAACGAACATCTTGACCAAGAGCTTGTTCATTTGCAGGAAGATTTGTGAAATCAAGAATCTCTACTTCACAGGACTCGTTGTAGCCAATAGGTTTATAATTACCATAGATTCCAAGCAGTTTAATTTCCTTTAAAAGAATTGGCTGCATTGCGAAACGTCTAATTTCGTTTAATTCAGAAATAGCATTCAAATCACCAGTAGATGCTTTGGAATTAAGTTCTTTGATATATTTAGCAGCAACGTCTGCCTTCTTGCCATAAGGTTCTAAGTCCTTTCCTTCTGTCATAGCAGAGAAAATTTCAACAACGGCAGATTTACCATTTACTTTACCACTTGCAAAGTTAGCATCTTTGCGTTCATTATTCAATTCAATAATATAAGACATATATTATGTACCTCCTCTAATTATTCAGTTTTTGTAATAGATGCAGTAGAACCTGTAACTTTTACCAATGCACCAAGTTTATTTCCAATAATTTCAGTAATTGTAAAACAACCAACTGTATCGCCAACAGCAAAAGTATCTGGAAGTGGATATCCATATACTTCAAGTTCTCCTACAACCTTTGCAGGATCAAGAACACGCACATGAGAGCCAGCGGGAATTTTATATTTATCCATATATTCATCATCGCCAACTTCAACCTGCATAATAATTTTCTTACCAGAATCACTGGCAGTAAATTTCCCACTTGACACATCACCAAATGCACCATTCATAACTTCCTTATCTACAACAGCATCCTCAAATGGATAGTTTCCATGTTCAATTTGACCAATAGTCCTGAACTTAAACATTAATTTTTCCTCCTAAAATTTTCTTAAAATATATTGATATCTTCTTCATTGTCTTTGTCCTGTATTTCAGAACACATTTCAGAAAAAATATCAATTACTTCATTGTCCTTATTTTCTTTTGCAGAATTTTGTTCCGCTATCCTTGCCTCAGCATCCGCTTTCTTTTGCTTTTCAACAATATTCATACAAATTTTAGACTTAATAGAATTGATTTCAGCAGTAGCATTATTCAATTCATCTTTCTTTTCACAGGTGTTTAAATTTGCTTTTAATTTGTCAATATCGTCTTTGGCAACTGCTTTTTCCTCATCATTAAATTCGCTAATAGTAGATTCTAATTCACCAAGTTTTTCTGCTACCTTTGCCTTTACAAGTTCCTTTTCAAGTAGTTCTCTTTCAGCCCAATATGTTTCGTGATCTTCTTTTAGCTTCTTTAATGCACCTTGTAATTGTTCAATAGAAGCATTAAGTTCTACAATTTTCTCTTCCTTTTCTGCAATAACAGAATCCTTTTCACTAATTGTAAAGTTGAGTTCATTAATTTTTGCAATAAACTCTTCATTTTTACTATTTGTTTCAGAAATAGTAGACTGAATTAATTCTTTTAATTCCTTTTCATTCAAAGTTTTGTCCTCCTTATTTGTTTCTGAGTTATTTAATTCCAATAGAGTAGAAGATGTGTCTGCTGGATTTATAACCATATCCCAACCAGAATGGATATATTCTGTTGGAATCCTGCCTTTTTCTAACCAACCTTTTTTGTAAACAATCGCATCATTATTATCAGTTCTGTAAATCTCAATACTTCCATCTACAGAATTACCATTACTTAATTGAGTCTCTAATGATTGTATAAATGGCTGATATGCCATTTCATCAAGATATCCATCACCACATACACATCGTTTGGTTTCACCATTTAATGTAATATCTGCTATATATCCATTTGTGAAATGCCCGATTGTTGTAGCATTATTAAATAAAGGAAGTCCATCATCACTTACACCAGTATCACCATGAGCCAAAATCATAGTTCTTTCATCATCAATAAATTCGACCCTGACACTCATATCTTTAATACTATCAAGTGCTTGAGAAGCGTATTCTTCCAAAAAGGTTATTCCATTTTTGTTATATTTAGTTCCAACGTCATCAACTACACTTTCAGGAGGTTGTAACTCATATAGGCTTGCTTTAAATGGTCTGCGACCGTTTTTATGCTTTTTTGAAGATAATTCAAAAATAGGCATTGTTATATACCTCCTAAAATTTTGTATAATAAAAGAGGCCTATAAATATAAGTCTCCGATTATTATTGAAATATGTTATTTGTCGCTAGGACTTGGGATTGCATTTCCATTATTGTTTTGAGACTTTAATGTATTTTCAGATGGATTATCTGTTTTAGGTCTGCCACCAACATTATCTTTACTAGATATTGTATAGCTGGTTTGGTGTGGCAGATATTTTTTAAATAAACCATCTTCAATCTCTGAATCCATTACATTCATATAAATATCTGGATCATCACCTGTGCTTGCAATTAAAAATGTGATAGATCCACTAGCTTCTGAATATAATGTTTTCATCATTTCAAAAAATTCTTTTCTATTTACAAAAGAAGTAGGAAAGTAGTAAATATCCACTTTGTTTTTTGGCTCATTGATAATATTTTTATTGATTACATGAACTAATTCATTTTTCCATTCACAAGCCCATGTATAAAGCTGTGCCATTATCATCTCCAAGTTAGAAGTAGAACCAGCAAACGTACCAGTAGACATTGCACCAATCAATGAAGCACAAATACCCAAATCAACCGCAATATCATTGTTCATATCAGATTCATTTTTGTTGTCGAAAATATCTGTAGAAACATCTATTAAATCTAATTTTGTACCAGCCGCCAAAGACATAAAACTTACCCCACCACGACTATTTTTATGTAAAACTGCATCCTTTACAGCATTATGCTGATCTTCCTGTTGTTTCTTAGTCAATGTGGAGCCAGTACCTTGTTTATTTTCTGGAAACACCTCATAAATAACACGATTATTCAATTCATCAAGAACATTTCTCTTAGTGTCAATAAAATAGTCTTTGTATAATACATCTGACAATGCTGCTATAATAAGACTCCTTCCCCAAGCCTCAACATTTTTACATTTGATTTTTCTGCACATTGTCCTATCAGGATTTAGGACCAACCAGTCGCCCGATGTATCAGTATTCTTTTTCTGATTGTATCCATCAACAATCTCTTTTGGATATTTCCTTAATTTCCTGTTTAAATCTTCACCAGTGAAATCATCAAAGTACCTCAAATTAAATGCCAACACAAAACGTCCGTTTTTCTTACCAACAATTTTTGTATATTGCCAAGGCAGAGTAATGATAGAAGCATTCAAACCAAAATCATTGATTTCTACTATATTTTCTACATCATAATCAGTCATAAATTTTTTACGGTCTACAGACTTTTTTGTGGTTTCAAAATAATAGAAAGCTATACCATCTAACATTTCTGTAAATAAAGCATCACGAATAAAAGCCTTGTCATCAATTGTATCCAATGTTGACTTCATCAAATCTTTGTTTATTTTTGCTTTTTGTGTTTTACTTTTACAAGTAATGATTCTATCAAGAGTCAGAAGTGCAGTCATATAATCTATAGAATTGCTCACGATGCCATTCTTGCCATATACAAATTCAGACAATCGAATTGCTGTTTCGTGATTTCCAATAGGATTTCTTAGAACAGAGTCAATTTCTTCTTTTGTAAAATAATCGTATACGCCACAGTTAAAAATTGATTCAAATAAGTAATGATACGAATATGAGTTAAACTCATAATCAATAGAATTGTCTTGTAAAATAGTATTATTTGTTTCTACCACAGGCGGAGCAGTAGTAGATTTATTTTTAGGAGGGCGCCCCCCCATAAGCACTAACTTTACAAAAAGCAAAGAAGCTGCTGTCGGGTATGTTTTCGTTTTTCAATAAAAGCTA